AGCTGATCAACAAGGCCATCAACGCACCAAGAGCCTTTGAAGTGAACGAGTGCTTCATAGAAGCTATCATGGAGGAACTGCCACAGACAACCAAGGAATTTATAAGCCTTTGGGAAGAATGTGGAAGCGACAACATGACAAAGGGAATCAAGTTTGAAACAGATAAGATTACCTTTACCGGATTTCCATTAACCGACGATAGCGACCTGGTTACCGCTTTTACCACCCTGGCAGGAAAAATCAACACACTTGCCTTGGAAAGCAAATACATCCGCGTGAAGAAAACACCGGTTGATAACGAAAAGTACACCTTCCGCATTTGGATGGTACGCCTGGGCCTGGACGGTATAGAGTATAAGACAACCAGAAAGCTCTTACTTTCCCACCTAAGCGGCCACAGCGCCTTTAGAACGGAAGAACAGAAGGAAGCCCACAAGCAGAAGTACCTGACCAAGAAGGCGAATGCCGATGAAGAGGCTTAAGTTTGGAATAGAAATTGAATTCATAGGGATTACCAGAGAGGCGGCTGCGACCATAGTGGCCGACTTCTTTGGAACCGGATTTTTCTATGAAGGCGGTGAGTTTAAGGAAAGAGATATTGCAGATGAGAAGCATCGGATATGGCGGGTGGTCAGGGATGCCAGTATTGAAGCATTTGCTGAGGAAGAACAATGTGAGTTGGTGACACCGATTCTGCAGTATGAAGATTTGGAGTGCCTAAAGCAGTTGTTGCAAAATATGCAACAACTCGGAGCCAGGGTGAATCACAGCTGCGGGCTTCACATTCATGTGGATGGGAAGAACTTCACTCCCAAGGCGATAGTAAACCTGGTGACCTTGATTGGTAGTAGAGAGCTGCTTTTATATAAGGCCCTTTCTATACCGAAGGATCGAATGAAATATTGCAAGCGCATCAATGATGATTTGGTGGATTTGATTTTGGAAAAGAAGCCGGAGAGTCTTGCAGAGCTTAAAAAGGTCTGGTATCTGGAATCGCCTTATGAAACTTCCGAAGGAAAATATCATAGTACCAGATATCATGGACTTAATTTACATGCTCTGTTTTCGAAGGGAACTGTGGAGTTTCGATTATTTAATTCCACTCTGGAGCCGGACCGGGTGCAGGCTTACCTGCAATTTACCCTGGCCCTTTGCAAGCAGGCAATGATACATAAAAAGGCGGTCATGAAAAAGACCAGAATAGAAAATGAGAAGTACGTATTCCGATGTTTCCTCATAAGGCTTGGCTTGAATGGGGACGAGTTCAAAAACTGTAGAAAGGTGATGCTTGAAAATTTGACCGGAGATAGCGCATGGAAAGGATGATTAGTATGTTTGGAATACCAGAGCACATTGTAGAAAGATTGAAGAAGGAATATCCGAAGGGAACCAGGGTGGAGCTTATTGAGATGAATGATCCGTTCTGCCACATTCCAGCAGGAAGTAAAGGAACCGTTACTGGAGTGGACGACATTGGCACCATTCATGTTTCCTGGGACTGCGGTAGCAGCTTGGGAGTGGCTTATGGCGAGGATTCTTGCAGAAAAATCATAGAATAATATGCACAATGTGCCGCCAGTATCTTTGGTACATTTATGGTAAGAATTAACTGGATAAATGTAATGATAAGAGCGAATATGTACCTACCAAAAGAAAAGGGGATACAACAATGGCAAACGGATGGCACGAAGGAACAATAGGAATTCCGGTAAAGGACGGAGGAATGAAGGTGGCCCACTACTGGGTGAAAGCCTTCGAGGAACCAAGCGAGGATTACGGAATCAACGGAGGCAAGATTAGCAAACTTTCCATTAAGATCGACGGAGAGTGGAAAGCCAACTACGATAGGGGCTGGGACATTGAGCCTGCGGATGAGGAAACAAACATTGCTTATAGCATTTTGTTAAACGAATACAACTAAAAACAACCTACGAATTTACATAGGGCTCCTTAACCGGGGCCCTTTTACTTTGCACTGAAAGGAGAGATTTGAAATGGCAACGAGAGGTAGAAAACCAAAGCCTACTGCGGTGAAGGTCCTGGAGGGAAATCCAGGAAAGAGACCGCTTAATATGTATGAGCCGGTTCTGGAAAAGAAAGCACCAGAGTGTCCTTCTTGGCTAAATGATGAAGCGAAAGCGGAATGGGACAGGCTTGCAGATAAAATGGTGAACCTGGGTACCCTTACAGAAATGGATATGGCAGCCTTTGCAGGTTATTGTCAGTCCTATGCAAGATGGAAGGAAGCCGAGGAATTCATAGAGAAACATGGAACAATTGTAAAAACTCCAAGTGGTTATTGGCAGCAGGTACCGCAGGTATCTATCGCACAGACCAACTTGAAGGTAATGCTTAAGTTTTGCAGTGAGTTTGGCCTGACGCCATCTTCCAGAAGCAGAATGATAGCAGGTGAAGTCCAGGAAGGCAGCGTGGACGAGATGGAGTTTTTACTGCTTGAGGGTAATGGCTGATGGCTGAAACTAGGCCAAAGGATTATCCGAGGCTTACGGACTATCAGCCCACAAAGTTTATGCTGCCGACTTCTCATTACGATGAGGGCAAGGCTGATAGAGCTGTGAAGTTCATTGAAAACCTGCGCCATACAAAGGGCAAGTGGGCCGGAAAAAGGTTCTGGCTACTTCCCTGGCAGGAGCAGATCATTCGCGATATTTTCGGTATCGTGGGTGAGGATAATTGTAGGCAGTTCCGTACCGCTTTCATAGAGATTGGAAAGAAGAATGGAAAGAGTGAACTTGCTGCGGCAGTCGCTCTTTATTTGCTTTATGCAGACAATGAACCAAGCGCCGAGGTATATGGCGCAGCCGCGGATCGTGGCCAGGCTTCTATTGTATTCGATGTAGCCAATCAGATGGTGAAGATGACACCGGCACTTATGAAACGAAGCAAAATCATGAGTGCTGGAAAGAGAATCGTCAATTATTCCAACCAGGGATTTTACCAGGTGCTATCTGCAGAAGTTGGTACCAAGCATGGACTTAATGTTTCAGGCCTGGTGCATGCACAGAAAACCAGAACTTTGTATGACGTCCTTACCAAAGGATCCGGTGATGCTAGAGAGCAGCCATTGTTCTTCTTAATCACTACAGCAGGTACCGAGAAGGAAAGCATCTGCTATGAGCTTCATACTAAGGCAACTGACATTTTAGAGGGTAGGAAGATAGATCCTACTTTTTATCCTGTGGTCTTTGGACTTACGGATGATGATGACTGGCATGATGAAGCCAACTGGTATAAAGCAAATCCCTCCCTGGGGCAGACCATTCAGATTGACAGAGTGCGAGATGCCTATAAGGAAGCTCTGCAAAATCCAGCAGAGGAGAACGTGTTTAAGCAGCTTCGACTTAACATGTGGGTATCCAGTCTTACAAGGTTTATTCCTGAGCAGATATATGACAAAGGAAATGAGCCGATTGATATGGATAGCCTTCTTGGAAGGAAGTGCTATGGAGGACTTGACCTTTCAAGTACGGGAGATATTACAGCTTTGGTGCTTGTATTTCCACCAAGGACGGAAGAAGAAAAATATATTCTTTTACCGTTTTTCTGGATTCCAGAGGATACAATTCCAATCAGGGTAAGAAGGGCATCAGTTCCATACGATGTATGGCGGGCGCAAGGGTATCTGATGGCTACGGAAGGTAACGTGGTCAATTATGACTTTATTGAAAAATTCATCGAGGACCTGGGAACCAAGTATTATATCTTGGAGATTGCAGTGGATAGATGGAACGCCACCATGCTTACCCAGCACCTGATGGATGACGGATTTACAATGGTTCCGTTTGGCCAGGGCTACAAGGATATGAGCCCGGCTACCAAGGAATTTTATAAATTACTCATGGAAGCTCGCATCGTGCATGGAGGAAATCCGGTGCTTAGGTGGATGAGCGGAAATGTAGTAGTAGAGCAGGACGCAGCGGAAAATATCAAGGTTACAAAGGCCAAGTCGCCGGAGAAGATTGATGGTATCGTAGCTGCAATCATGGCGGTTGACAGAGCTGTGAGAAATCAAGGTGATTCAGGAAGCGTTTATGATGAACGTGGAATTTTAGTATTTTAGGAGGTGCCCTATGGGAATTAAGAGTTTATTTGGTTTTGGTCAGGCGAGGGATAAGCCCGTAGATAAAGC